CACGCCGGTCAGGGATGCTGAAGGCGTGATTCTGCACACGATTCAGGAGCCGCTATGAAATCAAAGCGGTACGCGCAACAGTCTCTCGGCTACCTGCTGAACAAGGATGCCCCGTGGTGGAGTGGTCAGGATCAATTATGGGTAAGTCTCCACAGCCGCGATCCCGGCGCGATGGGCACGCAAACATCATCCGAATTGAAGTATGGCGGTTATCACCGTGTCGAAGTCAAGCGTGAAGGGTGGGCGGTAAATGCGGACGGATATGCCGCAAATCCTGCGCCGATTGTGTTCCCGGCACGGCAGGACGCAGGCGCACAGATTGATATTCGCTGCGCTGTCTTGGGGACAAATCCAACGGGTGACGGCCAAGTGCTGATGCGCTGTCTTGTCGCTGTGGACGGCGGGAAGATTTCTATTCTGCAACACCACGTCCCGGAATTTCCGGCAGGCACGCTGGAATTCAAAGAGGAGTAATCATGGCAAAAAATACGCAACTCGCAGACGCGACGGTGAACGCACAAGCTGATGCAATGGCTCGCCTGCTGGATAACGGCTACCTGCGAATCTACGACGGCACGCAACCGGCGACCGGAGACACGGCGATTAGCTCGCAGGTGTTGTTGGCTGAACTGCGTTTCAATGCAACGTCCGCGCCTGCCGCATCTGGTGGACTGCTGACGTTCAACGCGATCACTTCCGATTCATCGGCTGATGCGACAGGCACGGCGGCATGGTTCCGCGCTTTCAAGAGCGACGGCACGACAAAAGTATTTGACGGCAGCGTCGGAACGTCGGCAAGCAATATTGTTCTGAACAGCGTTTCAATTGCAGCCGGTGCGACGGTAGCTGTATCGAGTTTCACGCACGACGTGCTGAATTCGTCTAGCGGTCTGTAAATCGTGGCTGATAACGTCACCCTTAACGCTGGCACTGGCGGCGATACCGTTCGCACCATTGACCGCTCCGGCGTCGAAACGCAGGTGGTGCAGATCGACGCTGGCGGCGCTGGCGCAGAGGCGCTCGTATCTTCTGCCGCGCCGTTGCCCACCTATCCAGCACCGTTTACTGTCACCGGAACGCTAAACACGACCGGCTCAGTCACCGTCACCGACCTGAAAGGCGCATCCACGCTGATGCTGGAAGGCGTGGCCACCAGCATGACTACGCACACTGGTCTGGTGGAAGGCTTGACGGCGGCCGGCGTGTGGGAAGCGCTGCGGTTTATTTATTCCGTCGGCGCATCAGGCAGCATCGCCGTTTTCGGCGCAGCCGGCACAGGCGCCGTCACCATCGGCGCCAACAGCCTGCGCCTGGCTGCAGACGTGGCCGGCTACTCGCAAGTGCGCTACCGTGCGGCCACGTTTTCGGGAACGTTGTTCGCTGTCACCATGATCTGCGGTTATGGCCAACTTGGCCCGCTGCAGCACGGCAATTTGCTGGCGCAGTCTGTCAGCGGCACCGTGACATGCGGCCATAACGCAGGCTCCAACCTGATTGGCGACTTCGGCATCCAGCTTCGCGCCAACGCCACCGGCGCGGCGTCGCGCGGGCACATCGTCAGCGCGGGCACTACCAACGCCACGGTGGTCAAGGCGTCGGCCGGCCGCCTGGTGGGCTGGGCGCTTGCCAATACCAATGCCGCGTGGCGCTATGTCAAGCTGCACAACAGCGCCAGCAGCCCGACGGCGGGCACGGGCGTGGTGCAGACCATTGCCATCCCGCCCAACGGTCTGGCGCAGATGTCGGTGTATGCGGGCATCGCCTTCAGCAGCGGCATCGCCATCACCATCGTCACCGGCGCTGCCGACTCGGACAACACCGCCGTGGGCGCCAACGACATCGTGGGCGACCTGTTCTACGCATGACGCACAGCAAGGCGCAACACCATGACGCTGTTTGAGTTCTCTGCCACCGCAGACCTGCAGGGCAACCACTACGTGGCCGGGCAAGTGATTGCGTTTGACGACGGCGTAGACGTGTCCACACTGCCCGGCCAGGTGGTGCAGAGCGCGGCGGTGTTCTCCGAGCACGTGGACCGCAGCGAGCCAGCCGCCGCGCAGGAGTAAGCCATGCTGCTGCCTCTGTTGCAGAACAACCTGCTCGGCAGCAGTTCTGTCACCGGAACAGCAACAACTTCACAAGCCCAAACCGCAGCCGCTACCGGCCTTGCCGGAAACATCGGCACGGCCACAAGCTCGCAAGCGCAGACAGCCGCAGCGACCGGGCTATCCGGCTACATCGGCACGGCGACCGCATCGCAAGCCCAAACCGCCAATGCCACCGGGCTAGCTGGCGTTATTGGCACGGCGACCAGTTCGCAGGCTCAAAGCGCAACCGGCGCAGGCGCTGAGACTTACAACGGCAATGCAACAAGCTCGCAGGCGCAAACATCGGCGGCAGTCGGGCTGGCGGGTGTCATCGGGACGGCGACCGCATCGCAGGCTCAAACATCGGACGCTATCGGCGTTGCGGGCATCGTCGGGACGGCGACAAGCTCACAAGCGCAGACGGTCAACGGAACCGGGAACAACGGGCAACTTTCTGCCCAGTTTGGTGGACACGTTGCGCAGCCGCAATACATACATGTCCCGATGTTCGCACGCGGGACAGGTAAAGCGACCTGCAAATCAAGGCCGCATGTCCGCGTCCTGACTCGGGCGCTCGCAATCGGGCGCAGCAAAGGCACATGCAGGCCATTGGCGCGTCAATACATGACAGGGCGTGCGGTAGGTGCTTCGGTGCCTGTTATCTCCTCCATGCGCCTGCAATACAACCAGACATGGCACGCGCAGCGAGCGCGGGACGATCAAAGCCTTCTTTTCGGTTTCTGAAGTCGTCCGGATTTGCCCTATTTTTGCAATAGGGAACTAAGCAAACTCGCAGCATATGAAGCTGCTTGACATCTTGACTTCGCCTTGGGCGATTCAGCCTGAAAAACTGGTTGAAATCCAAGCGATTTATGCGACCCATCTGCGCGGAGAAAAGATTGACATTGCGGGAGTCGAGGCGCGGCTAGGCAAGCCCCTCGCAAACGAGCCGAAACCGTATCAAGTCATTGACGGCGTGGCAGTCATTCCGCTGGACGGCGTGATTGCAAAGCGCATGAATATGTTTACGCAAATCAGCGGCGGCGTATCTACGCAGCTTGCCGAGCGTGACATCAAGGCGGCGCTGTCTGATCCTTCGGTGCATTCCATCATCCTGGCGATTGACTCACCGGGCGGGACTGTTGACGGCACACAGACGCTTGCCGATACCGTGTTGCAGGCACGCGGTCAGAAGCCGATTGTCTCGCTTGCATCCGGCACGATGGCTTCCGCTGCTTATTGGATTGGCTCTGCCGCTCAAGCGGTCTACATCACGGACGCAACTACGCAAGTGGGCTCTATCGGCGTTGTGACAAAGCACGTTGACGTTTCCGGCGCTGAAGCCAAGGACGGCATCGTCACCACGGAGATTTATTCCGGCAAGTTCAAACGTATTGCAAGCCAGCACGCGCCATTGTCCAAAGAGGGCAAGGCGCACATGCAGGCGCAGACGGACTACCTCTACTCCCTGTTTGTTGACGCAGTGGCGACTAATCGCGGCGTCAGCACAGAACAAGTGCTGTCAGACATGGCAGACGGACAGATTTTTATCGGTCAGCAAGCGATTGACGCGGGTTTGGTGGACGGTGTTTCCACTTTGCCAAAGCTCATTGCAGAACTGAACGCGGCCCACAAGGGCCAAAGCGCCGGTGCAGCGCAAACCTCCCAAACCAAACCCAAAGGAACTATCCAAATGGATCGAACCACGCTTGCAGCGACGGAACCCGCGCTGCTGAGTGAGATTCTGGCCGAGGGTGCAGCCGCAGAACGCGAGCGCATTCAATCGGTACAGGCTCAAGCCATTCCAGGCCACGAAGCGCTCATCGCTTCTTTGGCATTTGACGGCAAGACAACCGCTGGCGAAGCCGCCATTGCGGTTCTGGCCGCTGACAAGTCCAAGCGCGAAGCAGTCGGCAAGGCACTGGCCGCTGACGCTCCGGCTCCGGTTGTGCAAGCCCCGACGCCTGCCGTGACTGTGCCCGCTGCTGCCGACGACACCCTGCCGCTGGAAGACCGCGCAAAGAAGACGTGGGACGCAACTCCCGCGATTCGTGCGGAGTTTGGCGACAGCTTCTCCGCTTACCTCGCCTTTGAACGCGCAAGCGCCGCAGGCTCGGTCAAGTTCCTTTCCAAAACCAAGCAATAAGGAGTCACGACTATGACTACTCTCGCTGCTGATGTCGTCCGCTCTTACCAGCTTGGCGACCGCAATCATCTTCCCGTCGTTGCGACGGACATCATCTACGAAGGCGC